CGGCAGAGACGACGAAGACAACTGGAAAACTTCCAAGATCATTGTTGACACTGTAGACGAACTGTTGGTACTGGTTCGTGAAGCAACTGAAATTGAAAGAGCAGACTAATGGCTAAGAAAATCATCCCCTACGAACAAGCGCCTTATCAACAAGGCTACGAACAGGCCAAGGCCGGCGAAAAATGTCTCAATCCGTATTTGAAATTGGAAGATGCCGAAGCAGATGCTGACGACTTCCAACGTGGATACGACAACGCGGTAGAAGAGCAGGATGACTGATTTAGAAATTGCATATCAACAAGATATTGCGCCCTGGGACGACCGTGTGGAAGAACTTTCAGACTTTCACGTGGCTGTGTTTCGTGATCGTTATCCTGTAACTCCAGGCCATTTGTTGTTTGTGCCATGCTACAATACTGATGCGGTAATTATGGACTGTTTTAACTCAGCCATGCTGTATGGTCGCAGAATGGTAGCTGATGGCAAGTGTGATGCATTTAACATCGGCATCAACATGGGTCGTGAAGCAGGGCAAACTGTGATGTATCCGCATGTGCATTTGATTCCACGTCGAGCAGGAGACTGTGCCGATCCTGTAGGCGGTGTGCGTGGTGTTATTCATGGTCAAGCCAACTACAAAACAGCAGACTATCAAAAACCATAATATGTTCCTAGGACTCAAACAAGATTTCAAATCTAACAGTGCGACACCAATTGATCAACTTGATCGAAAGTGGTCAATGGTAAATCACTATGATCGTTTTTATTTGTTATCTAATGTGTGTCCGCATCAGCACAGCAGGATCAGCAACTGTGAAACATCCAAACTTACATGTCCGTATCACGGTATGCAATTTGATTTGCTTGGGTTGGGAATCGGAAACGAACTAGTGCTACAAAAACAATCTTGCCACGGTGACAGTACCATGTTGTTCGATCAACCTGTAGTGTATAATTTTCCAATTCCAACAGAACATTTTGAATTGGTAGAGCATCGTCGAGACATAGTCGATGCTTCTATTGAAACAATTATGGATGTGTTCTTGGATATCGTTCATATACCTGTTGCTCATGCAGGTGTGTATGATCAAATAGGTATTACAGATATTAGTCGCTTGGTATATGAAACCTTTGATGGTGGTTCCGTACAATTTGTACCGCCACAATCCAACAGTCACATGATTGCACAAGATCAGGATTTGAATCTTGGTGCTTGCTGGATGGCCTTGTACCCTGGCACAATGATTGAATGGCAGCCTGGCGCATTGTTTGTTACTGTAGCAACCGATAATGGTGTGCAAGTATACAAATATCGAGACACAAGATATCCAACCAGCAGTTGGCAAATCAACGAGGATGTGTGGGAATTGGCATGGAGCCAAGACCGAGCACTTAGTGAAAACATAGTTGAAATTGGACACAACAATTTAGATCAACTCAAACAACATCATAGGAGTTATTATGCTGTGCAGAGATAACTGGATTGACATTAGTTGGGACGGACTTCCAAAACGCAAACTTAAAGAAAATGTGCAAGTAACATTCAATCAAAAGGCCGACAAGATTATACCTTTTGATCAGGCGTGTGATCAAACAGCTCATGAAATTTACAGTCAGTATAAAAATTTGTATGTTGCACTTAGTGGTGGGTGTGATAGTGAGAATATAGTCAATTCGTTGCACAGAAACAAAATACCATTTACTCCTATTATTTTGATTTACGATAATGTTGAAGATCAAGAACAAATAAAAGAAAGTTCATATGCCATTGACTGGTGCAAACAACACAAAGTTGAACCTTGGATTGTTTATTCAAAAAACTTTGTTGGTTCGTTGGACGAGAAATTGTCATTCCTTGACATCCGACCTAGGTTGCCGTATGGTCTCATTACAGCTCTAATGTTGTCAAAGCTCATGCAAGATAAAAAAGGATTGTTAGTAACTGGATACCAATTGGAATATTATCCTGATCAGGACCAAATGACTTATCTAGAACCACAACTGGGAGACTATGTAGGATTTGTGTTGGAAGAAAGTGATCGTTATCTTGAGACAATGTATCCCAATCAACATCCTTGGGGATTTCACTATTGGAGTCCAGATATCTTAGCAGCATTTGTTAACGAATGGGACGTTGGAATGAACATGCAGGAAAACAAAGCTAACATCTACAAGGTGCGTTACCGACCAAAGATGGGGTATCCGCGTGATATGCTACCCAACAAAAAAATTCATGTTCGAAAAATTTTAGGCAAGCAGTTTGGTACATTGGATTGTGCGCTACTAGGCACAAAACAATCACTACTTGAAAAACTTGTTAAATAGTTCTCTAAGCGGCCTGTCCGGCATCATCCCGCTATACAAACTCTGCTGCCTATGCTATAATACATAGGAGGACAATATGGCAACAAATCAATCCGTACAATACAAGTACACCAGCACCAAAGAGTATCATGACGCATTTCCCTGCGCATACCGTCAATGGAGAGCTGACAGTCACTGCAATCTAATTCATGGTTACTCATTCTCAATGAAGTTCTATTTTGGCACAGACAATTTGGACGTGCGTAACTGGGCCGCTGACTACGGTGGTCTCAAAGAACTCAAACAAGTTTTAGAAAGTCAGTTTGACCACACCTTGCTTGTGGCCGAAGATGATCCTGAACTTGAAATGTATTTGGAATTGCAAAAACGCAATTTGGCCAAACTAACTATTTTACCACGACTTGGGTGTGAAGGTCTTGCAGATCAACTGTACAAGTACGTAAACGGTGTTTACATTCCAGACCATTGGGGTCCGGGTGAAGCAGAGCGTCTCTGGTGCTATCGCGTAGAAGTGCGTGAAACTCAGAGCAACATGGCCTGTAGAGAAGGCCATCGCGAGTGGATGGAAGATCTATTCGTTTAATATAACAAGGAAAAATCATGTTAGATCGAATCTTAAATGGTGTTGACCGTGCATTGGCCTACAAGCTCATGCTGGCACATGTCATTATCATTGCTATCAGCAACTACATTGTGCAGTACAAATTCTCAGTGTTTGGTGCGCCATTGGCAGCAGCCGCGTTTACATTCCCACTAGTGGTTGTGTTGACTGACTTGACTGTACGATTGTTGGGCAAACAAACTGGTCGTGCTGTGATTGCCATGGCATTCATTCCTGCTATCATTGTGAGTATGGCAGTGGTCAAGCTAGGAGGCGCTCCTGATTCAGTTGCGTTCCGAATTGGTCTCGGTAGTGGATGTGCCTACTTTATCAGCAACTTGTTGGATGTGTATGTATTCCAGTACATTCGTGAGAAGTATGCCACTTGGTGGATTGCTCCTGCATTGAGTTCAATTGTTAGCACATTCTTTGATACCTATGTGTTCTTCTTTACTGCATTTGCATATGGTGCTAATGAGTTCATGGCTGCTAACTGGCACATTGTTGCAACCAACAATTCAATCAGCAAGATTATTGTGAGCTTGTTGGTTATCCTTCCTGCATATGGTTTGTTATTGAGCCACTTGCAGAAGAAATTAGCTACACAAGAGGCCTAAATGACTCCAGAGTTTAATATAGCAGTATTGTTGCCTACCCGCGGTCGAGCAGAAATGCTAGAACGCAGTATACAGAGCTTGGTTTCTTTAGCCAAAGACCCCAATCAAATTCAATTGATGTTGGCCTTTGACAATGATGACAAAGTAGGGACCAAACACTTTGAACAAGTGGTACAACCTTGGTTGGATGATCATATGATTAATTATACTGCCATGACATTTGACCCTCTAGGCTATATTAGACTCAATGAGTATGTGAATGAACTGGCCAGGAACAGTGATGCTCGTTGGCTAGTTTTTTGGAATGATGATGCTGTGATGCAAACCCAAGATTGGGACGTTGAAATTATGAAATGGGATGGGCAATTCAAATTGTTGGCCTTCCAAACTCACAATCTTCATCCTTACAGCATCTTTCCTATTGTGCCACGCAAGTGGCTAGATCTGTTGGGTTACTTGAGTCCACATCAAATTTCTGATGCTTGGCTCAGTCAACAGGCCTATATGCTGGATATCATGGAACGTATTCCTGTTGAGGTGCTGCATGATCGACACGATTTAACTGGCAACAACAAGGATGAGACTTTTTTGAATCGTCCCATGCTGGAAGGCAACCCTATGGATCCAGATGATTTTCACAGCATCAAGCAGTCAGAGATTCGCAACAAAGACTGTGCAACAATTGCTAACTACTTGCAAACAGAATGCAAAATTAGCATGAAATTTTTTACTGATATTTGGACCGGAGCCCAAGACCCTTGGGAAAAACTCAAACTCAACGATGTAAACAAACAAATGGTTCAGTTTGCTCATCCTGCTTATAAAAATCATGTCCCAAAATAATATAGAAGATAAAATCCGTCGATACTGGAACACTCAGCCGTGCAACGTTAAACATGGACAGAGTGATATCGGAACTCCGGAATTTTTTCGCGAAGTAAGTGAACGACGATATCGTGTAGAACCACACATTGCTGAGTTTGCAGGTTTTCACTTGTGGGCCGGTAAGCGTGTGTTGGAAATTGGCTGCGGAATTGGATCAGATGCCGAAGAGTTTGCCAAGGCTGGTGCTGAGTATGTGGGCATTGATCTAAGCGAACAAAGTATTGCACTAAGTCAACATCGGTTCAAGGTGCTTGAGCTGGAAGGAGAATTCTATGTTAAAGATGCCAGTAAACCATTTGCTGATCTTGGACATTTTGATCTTGTGTATAGCTATGGTGTAATCCATCACTTTCCAGGCATTGATACAATTATAGATAATGTCAAAGAGGTATTGGTGCCGGGCGGTGAATTCCGCTTTATGGTGTATGCCAAAAACTCGTGGAAATATGCTATGATTCAAAAGGGTCTAGACCAATTTGAAGCACAGGCAGGTTGCCCGTATGCACAAGCCTATTCAAAAGATGAAATCAACAAATTGTTAGAGCATGGTTGGCACATTGAGAGGTTGCGTCAGGATCACTGTTTCATGTATAATGTAGATTCATACAAACAAGGTCGCTATGAATTAGAACCTTGGTTCGAAGCCATGTCGGATGCCCATAGACAGGCTGTAAGAGAATACTTGGGATGGCATTTACTAGTTAAAGCAACAAAACAATGAAACTAAAAGTCAGTGAACTATTTTATTCTGCACAGGGCGAAGGACGCTTTGTTGGTGTTCCTTCAGTGTTCTTACGCACATACGGATGTAATTTCACTTGCTCGGGCTTTGGCTGCGCTCCGGGCGTACAGTCTACCGAAGCAGACGAAGTAGCAAAGAACATACACCTGTACAAAGATTTTCTTGAACTGCCGCTTGTGACCACCGGATGTGATAGCTATGCTTCGTGGCATCCTGCATTTAAGGATTTGAGTCACACGCTTACGCATGATGAACTGATCTCAAAGATGTTGGCTCTTACTCCTAACAAACAGTGGGAACAACACAACGGCAATGATGTACATCTTGTGATCACAGGTGGTGAACCGTTGTTGGGTTGGCAGCGTGGTTACGAAGAACTGCTGTCGCAAGGCGGTATGAGTGATTTGAAAAACATCACATTTGAAACCAATGGCACTCAAAAGCTACAACCTAAATTCAAAGAGTATCTAACAGATTGGGCGTTTGGTAGCGACGAAAGAGAAATTACTTTTTCAGTAAGTCCCAAGCTGTCAGCATCGGGCGAATCATGGTCGGATGCTATCAAGCCTGAGATTGTGATAGACTATCAAACATATGGCACAGTGTATTTGAAGTTTGTGGTAGAGACCCTGGCACACTTTGAAGAAGTTGACCGTGCTGTGGGTGTGTATCGTGAGGCAGGCTTCCGTGGTGTTACCTATGTGATGCCACAAGGCGGTGTGGTAACACCATACGAACGCAACCGAGTGAATGTGGCAGACTGGGCACTGGCTCGTGGTTACAACTATAGCCCAAGATTGCACGTGGATCTATGGGGCAATGGGTGGGGCAAATAAATGTCTGAAACAAAAAAACGCACAGTGGTAAGGATGCTTACCTATAGATTGACTGCTTGGTTGTTTACAATCTTTTGGACTTACATGTTCACAGGTAATCTAGGAAATTCAGCAGGTTTTGCCACAGCATTGCATGTTCTATTGAGTATTGATTACTACATACACGAACGTATTTGGTTGAAAATTAAATGGGGCAGGACTGATGTTTGACTGGTTTAAAAAATCTCAAAAGAAACCATCACCTGTGGTAGAAAAAGTTACTAAGGCCAAAGTTGTAGAACCACCGCCTAAAACTGCAAAACAAACAGCTACCGAAAAGGGAGAACCTTATGTGGCTGTGCTCAGTATGGATGTGGATCCCAACAACTTGCATCAAGGTGCATTTGAACTGGACTGGAATGAAATCTTTGTAGCACGTTTGATCAAAGCTGGCTACATGATGAAACCCACAGACTCAGATGGTGAGATCGTGGATCGGTGGTTCCAAAATATATGCCGACACGTTGTGATGGAAACATGGGAACAAGAACAAGCAATTAAAAATTCTGGCATGTATGTACAAAAGCGTGACCTTGGTGATGGCCGGAGTGAGATCGGATGATATTCAATCACATCAAACAACTCAAATCAGAAGGCAAAAAAATTGGCATCACTTTCTCAACATTTGACATGCTCCACGCGGGCCACATTGCCATGCTCTCGGAAGCCAAGAATCACTGTGATTACCTCATCTGTGGGCTCCAAACGGACCCAACTATCGATAGGCCTGAGACTAAGAATCGTCCGATACAAAGTATTGTGGAGAGACAGATACAGCTTTCTGCATGCCGTTACGTAGATGAAGTTGTTGTTTACCAAACTGAACAGGATCTCTGTGACCTTCTGTTGATCCTCCCAGTTGACGTTCGTATACTTGGGGTAGAATACGAAAACAAAGACTTTTCGGGTCACAACGAATGCTATGACCGCGGTATCGAAATTGTGTTCAATGGTAGAGATCACTCATTCTCAAGCTCAAGCCTTCGCAAGCGTGTGGTAGCTGCCGAAACAGAAAAAGTATTGCTACAGAAATGATATTGTATGTAAATGGTTGTAGCCACACAGCGGCTGCAGAGGCAGTAATACCTGCGGTAATGGCGGTAGATGATGGTCGATATGGCATTGATCGTAGACCTCATCCACTCAACTTAGAAGCCAGCTGGGGCCGGCACTTGAGCCGAATGCTCAACACTGAATTTTACTGTGATGCCGAAACAGCAGCCAGCAATGACCGCATACTACGTACCACTACAGATTGGATCCATAATAATTATTCCCGCTTGTATGATACTGTGATGATAATTCAATGGACCACTTGGGAACGAGAAGAATGGGTGTATGAAGGCAAGCATTATCAAGTAAATGCTAGTGGTATAGATATGGTGCCACCAGAACTCGAACCTAGATATCGTCAGTACATACTGGACGTTAATTGGACTCAAAAAACAGATGAGTGGCACAACAAAATATGGCACCTACATTGTCGGCTAAAAGACCTTAATGTGCGGCATCTTTTCTACAGCGGTAACAGCACGTTTAGTGACATGCCAAATCAAAGAGATTGGCAAGGGCATTACATTGAGCCATATTCAAGAGAACACAGTTGGAATGCCATACTAAAAAACAACGGATTCGAGCATGTGAATCCCAAAAGTTATCACTTTGGAGCCAATGGCCATAGATTTTGGTCAGAATATGTGTTACAATACTTAAAGCAACACAAACTTCTGGACCGCCCTAATGAAATATCTACTGATTGATACTGCTAACATGTTTTTCCGAGCCCGCCATTCGGCACACAGGGCCAGCGACACATGGACTAAATTGGGCTTTGCGCTACACTTGACCATGATGAGTGCCAACAAGGTAGCTCGGCGTTTTGGTGTAGATCATGTGGTTTTCGCACTGGAAGGGCGTAGCTGGCGCAAAGATCACTACAAACCCTACAAAGCCAATCGTGCTGTGGCCCGTGGTGCCATGAGCGAAACTGAAGCAGAAGAGGACAAGTTGTTTTGGGAAACCTATGATGAGCTGACTAAATACTTGTCTGAGAAAACAAATTGTAGCGTAATCCGCTGTGCCACAGCAGAAGCGGACGACATCATTGCCCGCTGGATTGCACTACACCCCCAAGATGAACATATTATTGTCAGCAGTGATTCAGACTTCGTTCAGTTGGTTGCACCCAATTGTCAATTATACAATGGTATAAACGATCACCTGTTCAGTGTTGATGGCGTAACAGATGCCAAAGGCAACCAATTGAGTTTTACAATCGAAAGCAATTCAAAGATCAAAGTAGGCAAAGCCGACAAGAGCTTTGTGGCTCCGACTGATTATCAGAAGTGGGTGTTGTTCTTGAAATGTGTGCGCGGTGATCCTGGTGACAATGTGTTTTCGGCATATCCTGGTGCCCCTGTAAAAGGCACAAAGAATCGTGTGGGTATTACAGAAGCATTTGAAGATCGCAACAAAAAAGGATACAATTGGAACAATCTCATGTTGCAACGTTGGTCGGACCACGAAGAAAAAGAACACAAGGTGCTAGAAGATTACGAACGCAACGTGACCTTGATTGATCTCACAGCACAACCGCAGGCAGTGAAAGATATCGTGGATGCTGTGATCCGTGAACAGATCAGTGACAAAGATACAGGTATGGTAGGCGCACACTTTCTCAAGTTCTGCGGCAAGTATGAGCTTACCAAGCTGAGTGACCAAGCTGAACCCATTGGTCGTTGGCTGAATCAAACATATCAAGGAGCATTAAAATGATCATAGCAAAACCGGTAATTGACAATCAATACTGGATTCTCAAACAAAACAATCAAAAGATTGGCAACATTGAAGCCAGTGCAGATGGGTATGTTGTAAAAATACAAAATCAAGTATCCAACTACAAAACCATGCCCATGGTTAGAGAAGTGATTGACATCACTTTTGAACCTTCTGAAACAGTAACACCACCGCCCAATGATTCAGTTCACGGATATGAAACTGGATGTAAGACCTACAACGGATTGTGGAATGTGCGACTGAAGTTGCCATTGTTTACCAAACAGGAAAAATCCAAGTCGTGGTTTGCGGCTGGTTGGTACACAGTAAAGCAACATCGTTCATGGAAAATTGTGCGTAATCCCAAACTGATTGCACTTGAGCGTTACAAGTATCAAGGTCCATTTTACACCAAGGAACAGGCAAGTGCATCGGTTTGATATTGCAAGTTTTGGTGATAGTTTCATTTATGGAACAGAACTATCTGACAATGATGACGGTGCTCAGGCCTGGCCGGCCCTGGCTGCAAAAAATTTAAATTGTTCTTACAAAACATTTGCTGTTCCAGGATGCAGTAATGACAATATTGCAAGACAAATTTATTCTTATTATAGCAATCCAAATAATGCAGGTACACTGGCAGTTATAAATTGGACTTGGTTGCATCGTTGGGATTTTTATATGGTAGCACATGAAAAATGGATCACACTAGGCGAGACGTGTGTCCCTGAAAAACTCATGCAAGACATCAACGCAACCGAAGCTCACCGAGTAGTTGATTTTTATAATGATTATACCAACAGTAGTTTAGTTTGGAATAAATTTCGAAACTTACAAACTATCTATGCTGTGCAAAACTTTTTACAAAATCAAAATATAGTTTCTATCCAAACATGTATGGATTACCATCTATTGGATCAATCAATGCATGCCCCAGATTACATACAAGTATTGCAGACTCAAGTTTCAAAAGAAATATTGTGGTTTGACGATAAAAACTTCTTAGATTGGTCTTATCACCATCGGTATGAAGTAACCTCAATCGGGTTGCATCCGTTAATGGATGCACACAAAAATGCCGCGGCAATGTGGCAACCGATATATAAATTAAAGCTAAAGGAAATCAATGACTAATCCATTTAAAGATCAACAAATGTTTATGTTGGCATCAGGCCAGACCACTGGGTTTGAGAACATCGATCAGTATAAACTTTACCACACTCTCATCAAAGAAGAAGTGCAAGAGTTAGAAGATTCAACCACAAGAGAAGATGATGTTGACGCATTGATTGACATTTTGGTTGTTACAATTGGCGCACTACATTCAATTGGTGTAGATGTCGAAGGTGCGTGGAAAGAAGTACACGGTAGCAACATGGCCAAAATAGATCCAACTACCGGCAAAGTATTGCGCAGAGAAGATGGCAAAATCCTCAAGCCCGAAGGCTGGCAACCGCCCAGTTTGAAACAATACTTGCGATGAGTCTACATATTAATCGGTTCATTGATTCAATCAAGGCAGCGGAAAGTCGTGGTCAAAAAGACCTTATCATATCCATGCGCGATGCCAAGGATTTGCACGGCGATATAACCAAACTATTGTTGGCACTTGAACAATCACGTCGAGAACAGGCTGTTCAAAATGAACCGATTGAAGTGGTGTTATCCGGTGGCGGTTTCAAATCTACATAGTTATTGGGATAAATAAACACGGAGTTTATCTATGTCAAGACCCAAGCCACAGGTGTTAATTGAAATCACCAACAAACAAACCTACAAGACCGAACAAGTGTTGGCCTCAGAAGGCGTGTGGGCAGTTTTTTATGATAACAAACCAATCAACTTAAAAACTTCAAACATGCTTACCCAGTATCCTGGGCCCAAGTATAAAAAGGTCAGTTTCTCCAATCCTGGGCATGCCAAGAATCTAGCTCGCAAACTCAACACACAGTTTCAGACCACAAAGTTTTCAGTGGTACTCTTAAAGTCTGGGGATACTGTGTACCCCAATGCTAACTAAACAACAGATCACTCAGCAGATATTGACAGGTCTTCCTGAAGACGATCGTCCCACCTATGACGAAGCCTGCAAATCATGGTGGATGAACTTTAGAGAAGGTGGCGGATTTCGACTTACCAACGCAGGATTCATGGCCTTGAGCACATGGGAGTTTGAAACATACTCATTTGCTGTTCCGACTAACATAGTTGCTATTGCTAGGCATTTGTTGACCTTGGACAAAAAGTTGGATTGTCCTTACTACATCAAAATTGGCAAAAACCCACAGATTATTTTATTTGGTAGCAAGCAGGCAGTGATGCTGGCCATGTACAACGACTTGGAAAAGTGGTTGACGTTTTTAAACAGAACATAATTTATGTACTGGAACAATCCTTTAATTGAAGCACAATGGCCCGGTCCTCGAGATCCTGTATATGACAGCATGCACAACGGCAATCATCGTTTGTTTTGGAATCCATGTGCGGAATTTCAAAACCTACCAACCAATCAACGACTCAGTGAACTGTGTAGATGGGCAATGGAATGGCTCAACCACGACGGTATAGATGGATTTGCAGCTGATGTTCGCAACCACTACGACATTGCCAACTTGGTCAAACTAAATCTTTGGATACATGATATTCGAGCACAGGGTATCGTAAAACCTTGGCTGTTACTGGATCAAGATGGTACACTGGTCCCTGGCACTGGAGACAGTAGATTGAGATGTTTGGAACGCATACCAGAAATCCAAACTGTGCCTGCGTTCATAAGCACACATGCCAGCAGGGCCGATCAATATCAACAGTTACAACCAGTAACCACTCTGGAGCAATTTGCTGGATTATGCGGTGCTCGGCCAGGGCAGTTGTTTACTTTTAGACTTACTGATCCCACAGCGCCGTTTGGCATGTACTGGTACGAATACAACAGTGATCAAACCAGATGGGTCACACCCAGTGAATCAGATTGTGTGCAAGCCTTTGTGGCTTATGCTCAAGCACATCCAGGAATCGACATCACTCCTGAATGGTTTGATTGCTTGATTGACTGGAACCAATACCACAATATTTTAAAAAAGTAGCCGACTGAATCTGTTTCCATTGTGCAGATCGATCCGAAGATGCAAGAACATTCACTCCCAACCAAGGCAAACTGTCGTTGCAGTGTCCTGCAAATCCTTGCTTGGGCAACAGTAAATCTTTAGGCCATTTACGCAAAAACTTGTTTTGTAACAAAGGTTTGCCTTGCCGCAAATGCCAAGGCAAGTTGAGAGCAAACTTTACAATCTTAGGATGCATGAATGGCGAGCGTGGTTCTATACTGTGTGCCATGGTCATGGTGTCTACACCTCGTGCATCAACTGCTGTGATCTGCACAAGATAATCCATTAGTAATGTGGCAGCACCTGCATGACCTTGTGACGCAGACACACATTGATTCCAAAGTCGTTGACTGTCTGTGTCTGAAGAATCAAATTGACTGTAAGGACTTGCAGATGTGTTGGTAGTAAATTGCATGTTTTGGTATTGACCATATCCACCAAACAGTTCGTCGGCACCTATGCCAGTAAACAAAATTCGTTGTTGACAGTGATGCGCAATGTGCCATTGGCCCACAAAACTCCAACTCTGCACAGGCATTTGTGAACACTTGATAATGTCAATGTAGTCTTGTGCCCAATCACGTTCAGTCATGAGCAACTCAGTGAGATTTTGACATTGTTGGTCGGTCAAAAACTCTCTAATTCTTGTGCTCACAGTGTCTTTACCTTCACACACTGTGGTATACAATCCTGCAAACTCAGGCATGGCAGCCAGTATGATGCCAGAGTCTACGCCACCACTAAAGGTCAATCCCGCAGATTCCGTAGGGCGCATGTCTGCTATGACTTTGTCAAATATCCAATCAAATTCTTCTTGAGCTTCCCCTTCACTCATGGACTGTGGATTAAGGGCCCAGTCAAATATGCTATCAATTTGGAAACTTGCACCAGTTTCGGTATACAATCGACCAGGCTCACAGCGTTCAATACCTGGATAGGGTGTGCGCTGTATGGTGGGCCAATGTTTTTGCGTCCAGGATTCAATATGAATTTTAGGTTGCACATAGCACAAAATTGCCGACACTTCACTGCTCACAATCAAAATGTCATTGTCTTGATATCGATATAAACAGCGTTCGCCTTGTGGATCAGTGGCAAATCTCACTGACTCAAAATCAGTATATACCCAAGCCCACGGTCCTTCAAAGTAAGGAATCTTCTTGTAGTTCTGTTCTCGAACAGTGCGATAAACCAGTTCGGTGTCTGTGCTGTATTTGCCAAACCAACGATAGTTGTATACTTCACCGTTGTAGGCCAAAAAGTCTGATCGTGGTCGATGATAAAACTCATCTTCGCCTGTGATGTGTAGCACAGTCTGTGCTATGAAAACGTTGTTGTGATGTTGGTAGTGTGTAAAGTCTGGTCCTCGGGATTTTATTTTTTCAACTGCCTGTAGGTGTAGGTCAAGGCCAAGAGGCCGCTGACTTTTCACAAACAATACACCACACATTATTTTATTCGCTCGACAACTTGTGCCCACCACTGAGCAAAATCTGCAGGCCAAGTCTGTTTCATTTTGGCCAACTGCTGTTGATTGTGACTGGCAGCTTGTTGAGTACGCAGTTGAACTTGTTCAAATGGCAACTGTTTCATGGCTTCCACAGACTCATGACCATCACGCACAAAGTCTACCATGCGATCACCAAACTCTCCAGTTTGTTTTTCCAAGTTGAAATCTGTGCGATGCTTGACCAAGTCTGGCATGAGATCAAAGCCCATTTGCGTGAGTCGTGCAGTGGTATAACGGCCAGCATACACCATGAATGGTACAGGTGTGACTAACGCTCTGAATGTTTTTTCACTCAGTGCAATGCAGGTATCACTGCTGTAGGTTTCAATTACCATGTTGAGCCAGGCTTGCACATGTGACTGTTCCACACTGTATTCAT